TCGATCGTAGCGGCGTACAACCCCGACATATCCCCCAGTGACTTTACCCGGCTCGCCCCATAGATGATCGTCTCGGTGTCATTAAACACGATGTCGGGGGCCTCGATCAATACCGGCACGTCCTTGTAGGTACGTTGCCCCACCATGTAGGACCCGTACTTGACACGGGTATACTGATCGGCGTACGGGATGATCGTCATGTTGGCCGACGGGGACACGCCCGTCCATTCCCGGGGCGTATAGAGACGCAAGGTCGCGAAATCCGAGAGGAAACTGCCCGCCGTATACTTACTGTCTATATAAAGGAAGCGGTTATACGTCCACCACTTACGGTTCTCGATACGGGAGCCTTGGGCGGCGTACAGGTAAGACCCGTTGCCCTCCTCTATCAGCGGGTCGATATACTTGAAACGACCGTCGGCGTTGTAGATCGCCTCGCACCATTTGTCCGATTGCTCGCCGTTCAACACGGACATGATCAAGTCGTACGAGAGCAATCCACGGGTACGGATATCCTTGTACATCGCCTCGATCTCGGAAGGGAAACATTTCTCAAGGTTGTTCCACAACACGCTACTCTCACCGTTCCAGACGTTTAGCGTACCTATCTTGTCGTGATACTCTATATTGTATCCGAAAGCGATCAACCCCTCGTTATTCAGGCCGAAACAGGTATCGTTGTCGTAAAAGATAAAGATCCATTTCCCCTCCTCGTGGAAATAGGTAAGGAACATGTTCTTCGCCCGCTGGTCCACCATACCGAACAACTCGGTGATAAGGTAGTAGGCGATCAAGTTATCAAGGTTGAAATGATTCCGAACCTCGTTCTTGAATTTATCCAAGTTGTCCTTGGTGGATACGACCCACGAGGTAACGGCCATGAGCTTCTCCGGCTTGCGGGTACCCGCCTCGTACTCGGCGTTGATAGCGTCATCGTCCGGATAGCGGGACTCGAAGTCGTTCGTCCAGTCCGTCCCGGAGAAATCGGCGGACTTGAAGAGGCAACGATCGGAGGTATTGTTCGAGAACTCCCAGCTCTCGTCACCCTCGGAGAAACCGAAGGTGTCGGCGGTGGACTTATCGTTATTGAAATTATATTTACCCACGAACTCCAGCGTATCACTTGCCGTCTCACGGTGGAAGATGGCTATCGGATAGCCGTCTACCGTTGTGCGGACTTCCTTGTTCGTTTTTTGGGGCGGGGTGGTAAGCCCCATCTCGATCAATAGGGAATTGATGACCTTGGCCATACCCGTGTTGTGCGTACCGGATGACTCGGCGAAATCTGCCTTGACACAAAAGGCGTTTACGGGAATGCTATTCGCCCGTAACGCGTATGTGGGCGATGTCCTTCCGCTCTCCGTGTAGGTGATATCTGCCTTGAACTTGAACTTCCAGTTCTTCCTCGGATAATATTGGGAGGAGGTACCTTGCACGTCATTCTGGACGTTCTCGCAAGAGAAAGATCGCCCGGGTTCTTGCAAGTCCGTAAAATAGACCTTGTTTGTTTTCTTATCGCCTTTATAAGTAGGCAACGGCCCCTCGAAGATCAAGCAAGGCAATCGCTCCAACACCTTTTGATAGGTGATATCCCCATAATCATTATATACTTGGTTCCGGTTGTAGATAGCCAGCGCCTTGTCGTAATCGTCCAGATCGCCTATGAAGTTATCGAGCATCTGGTATTGGTTCAAGTCGTTATCGTAGACACGGATGTTATACAGGTCGATCGTACAGCCCTCGCTACCGATCACGATATCCTGCGGAACCTTCTGCTGGAAATTATCCTCCGACGGATATTGCGCCGCCCCGGACATGATGCCGTTGATATAGATGTATATTAAACGGTTTAGCGTGCGTTTCTCAACCACGAAGGAGATGCGAACCCTCTCCTCCTCCTTGAACCGGGTGTCGATCGTGGTCTGCTCGGACGAGAACACCGCTTTCTGGGAAGATATCTGAAGGCCGATTCCCCCGTTCACGCACTCGATAGCGATAGCCTCGTAATCGGTCACGTCGCGGGTGGAGAACTCGAACTCGATGGTCTTACCCGTGGCCCGGAAGTCATCCTTGAATATCTTCAGCGGGATACGCACACGGGCGTCACCCGACACACGGAGGGAGGTGCTATCCCGTTCCGAGATCCAGCCGTTCGTCTTGAAGTTGAAGCCGGTCAGATCCGCAGATATATCCCCGTATTTCCACTCGTTACGGTTATTGTCGTTGTTGCTCCGGTTCTGAGAGGTCAGCCAGAGTTGCAGGTTCGCCTTCTCCGGCTCCACGATCACCTCGGCGGGGGATACGGTGAGCGTAAAGGTACGGGAGGCCGACCCGCTGGATATCTTCAGGGAGAGATCTCCCGACTGGGGTATACGGTAATTCCACTCGTGCAAGGTGCGGTCTACGCTCTGCGTGGATACCGTGGCGTTGTTCGCCGATAGCGTAACCTCCGATAGCGAGGAGTCCGGCGTATAGACCACGAAGGGGATCGTGAGCCGGTCGTATTGCCGCGCGGCGGTCTGGGCGAAAGAAGAGGCCACGATAGGCGTGTTATCCCCCTCCACGATACAGATAAGGTCGTTGGTAAGCGTGTTGCTCCGGATCAGCTCCTCGTTGATAAGGGCCGTCATGTAGACTTGGAGCAAGTGCGCCCCATGCGTCTGCCTAGGGATCACGTAGGTCAATTGCCGGTTCGAGGCGCTGGTCTCCACCGTTCCCAACTCCTTCCCGTCCAGTACAAAATGCACCGTCTTGTTGATAGCCCCCACGGGCGTATAGCGATACACGATCTCCCCGGAATAGACGAGCGCCGGGTCTATGGAGGAGGATATGGACATGGATATCACCTCAATCGTATAGGATAGGGAACGTGACGATCCCGTGCTATCCTTCACGGTTACCCTTACCGTGTTGGAGCCGGTGATCAAGTGTTCCGTCGGATCGAAATAATTATTGCCCTGCGAGATGGATACCATGCCCACCTTCTGGCTGTTCACGGTGTAAGTGGCCGTTCCCGGCCCGGTCTCGGAACCGTCATCCTGATAGACGCTCGTGAAATTGTATCCCACGGTGACGGCGGCCCCCTCTACCGTGGTGATGAGCGTATCGGTGACGCTCACGAGTTTCATGGTCACGCCGCCACCACCACCTCCACCTCCGATCTCGGAGAGGGTCTTCACCGTCCAGAGCGAGCTACCGGCCTCTTGCACCAGCACACGGGACTCGTCCGGATCTTGGTCTACGATATCATCCACGTTGGTAAGCTCGCCCAGCGAGCTAGCCCCGCCGCCGCCCCCGCTTCCGGAGCCTACCGGGATAGCGTCCGATACGACAATGCCCCCGGAGGTAAGATACAGATTACCGTCTTTCGAGTAGCCGTTATCCACCTTCTTTTCCAGCAATTTCTTGATCGCCTCCAGCTCCTTGGCATAATCCCCGTCCAATTTACCGAGCAAGTCTTTCAGCCGGACCTTGACGTACGAGACGTTAAGACCTTTCTCCTCCAAGGCCGGCAAAGAGTTTACGAAATCCATGCTCTCCGCTACACGGAGATCCTCTACGCTAAGGGAACCCGCCTCTATAGCGTTCTTTACGATCGGGGTTAAAGTCTCGACCAGTTCTTTAATTTCTTCGAGAGTATATGCCATGGGATCAAGATTGCTTATAGGGTTACCGTCTCGTTAAATATCCTGTCGAAAGCGTTTTGCACCTTCGTATACGCGCTTATCCATTCCTCTCCGGTAAGGCTGTCCGGGGATTCTTGGAAGAAAGAGAGCCTTTTGTTACGATCAGCGGACGCGTACCCGATACGGGTACCGGCATCGTATATGTAGGCATCTATATGCTGGAATGGCTCGCTTTCTTTACGGGATGCCTCTATCTTCACGAAACCCGTGGAAGATAGGGCTTCTGTTAAGGACTTATTGATTGTAGTCGTTTCCATTTTTCTTTGTTTTAGGGGTTAGTAACTCGTTCATGGCATTTTTCAAGGGGGCGATAAAGGATGATCCCATGATGATCTCCTTGATGGACTCAGCCATAGGTCTCGGAACATCGATAGCTTCCTTGCTGTAGTATATCTTCTTTCCGAAATCAGAGACAGCGATATCCGCCGTACGTCCATAGACCAAGTTTCCTACCTCTTTTGTCAAGTCAATAACTACGGGATCGCCTTCTACCGTAGCGTTAATACTTACTTTACTGAAATCTACTTTCATAATTCTACTGTTTTTAAAAAAATCTATGATCCTAATAAAATATTTCCGTTGTCATCGGTCACTCCGACGATTATGCCGCCCATAACACGAAGACGGACATTGTCTAAGTCAAAATCTGCGGGGTTGAAAGAAACTCCGGGATAATGATAGCGGTACATGTCAGAACTCTTATAAATAGAAAATCCGGAACAACGCATTTGGCCCGTAGCAAATACCGACCCACTGAAAAAGCCTGCGTACTTAGATCCATCCGGAGGAAAATTCGATCCCCATCCGTCTGTTGATCCATATATGGCTACGCCAAAAGTGTTGCATATACCAGATATACACGCATGGGTATCAGCGGAATTGCTCCAAGCCCCTACCATCGTTTTACAACTTGTTCCAGTATTGTATGTGTATCCTCCCCCTACTGTCAGCCTAAAGGAGGTATTACCGAAATAGTCAGAGCCAGTCCAGTTAAGACCTTTATAACTATTCAAGGAGAACGCACCGATACTCAAGGTACTGCCTACGACAAGGTCTTTAACGTTTATCAAGTCCGCTTGAATATACCCTCCCGCTATAAGCGTCTGTCCGTTTATTATCACGCTCGCCAATTTGTTCGCTCCCACACTGGCGCTACCTGTAAGTTTCCCTGTTAATTCCGCTTGAAGGGCTTTGGCCAGGTCTTCTTTTGTGATAGACCCACTTTTCGTATAACCTAAAAGAGTGTTGTTTAAGGTAGTCAGATTGACCTTGTTCGATATTTCTTGACTTAATGCCCAAGACAGATCATCGGAAGAGACACCATCTTTCCACGCCATCGATCCTAGATCACCTGAGTTAACCTTGTTCTTGATCGTATTCTGGGTGCTTAGGTCAAACATGGAAAATGTCACGAAACCATTCAAATTGAGTCGGCTAGCGTTTATCTTGATCGTCTCCGCCGTCTGGTTGATGCTCGATATGATACTATCCTTAGATACCTTCAGATTAATATTGTCAGCGTTCACCTTGATAGCCGCCTCCAGCTCGGTTTTCAGCCCGGATACGTCGGTCTTCTTGGCGTACAGCGTCAAGCTCTCATCCACACCGTCCAGCTTTAAGCCTAGGCTTGTCACTGTCTGGTTTATGCTGTCAGTCTTCGTCACGTACAAGGATAACGTGCTGGTCGTATTATCCAATTCTACCCCCATGTCCGTCACCGTGCCGTTCAACGTGTCGATCTTTTGGGCGTACATGCCGATCTTCTCGTCCGTCTGCAGAAAAAGGGTGGACATCTCCAACCGTAGATCCTCCACCGGATGCGTGGACATCTGGACGTTGTAGATATATATTTCCCCCGTATAATTCAAGATGAAATCACCTGTTCCGTTCCATTTGCCGGAAAATTCCTCTTGAACGAAGGTATCCGTGATCGCCAACGGTTTGCTTACGTAAAGCCCCTGTCCGGAGAATCCGGATGTTAACATACCGGCGGTCTTTACCATGTACATGAACGATACGTAATAGCTAGGCCATACCTTCGTCCCGTCGGGCATTTCCAGTTGGCCGTCCGGTTTGTTCTTCAGGTAGGAGTTTAATTGCTTTACTCCCGAGTTCTTGATATAAAGGGCCTTGCGGCTGGATACCTCCACGATTCCTGTAACCTTATCCTTCTCAGTGTAGAAGGATTCGTTCACGGCCATGAAACGCTCCTTCACCGTGAATAGCGACACGTCGTTACCGAGTACCCATCCTACCGTATCAGCGAAGAAAGAGGCGTTCGTGAGGCAATTATCCTTCTCCGATAGCTCGTAGCGCACGGAAGACATCTCGCTGGAAAGCCTGCCTTCCACGATCTCGAACTTGGTCTTCACGTTCTCCCCCGTATCGAGCATGAACTGCCCACGGGCGTAAAGATTCTCCACGTATATACCATCGCCCTCCAGCCTCCCGAAATAAGGCGTTACCAGACCGTTCATGTTTCCCACCCTTACCTTCACGCAGTTTTCCGGATCGGTCTTCATTCCCCGGATCACGTCCATGTAGGGCGTGCCGAACTCATCCACCGTGGTGATCTTCATGATGCCGCTGCGGGTGGAGTTATCCGGATTGTCCACACGGCAAAGGGTATCCCTCTTGGCTATGTCCGACAGATTTCCCACGAAATTCGTGAAACGGAGCCAGTCCAGACGGTTCTCGCCGTCGGAGAGGTCCCCTACGGCCACTTCCACCACCTTCAGCTCGTACGACTTGGTCATCTTGTAGTCGTTCTGCAAGGTAGGATCGCCTTGAAACTGCTGTACCATGAGGATATCGCCTTCCCGGAACGGGTTGTACAACCTGCCTCCGTCGGTATCCAAGTAGATCCGGCCGGTCTCCGGGTCGTAATGATCCACCTCCATCATTCCGGCGAAGATGCGGTTATCATTCTCGCCAAGCAGTTGCGAGACCACGAACGTATATACTTTAAGCTCGTTGCGTACCGAGATCGAATCGATCTCCAGCTTGTATTTAGTCTCCTCCACACCGGCGGCGTTCGTCACCTTGTAAGGCGCTATCATGAATCCCGTCCCGTTCGGGAAACCGGAGGCGAATGTAGGAGAGGATAGGGAACCGGCGAACATGGAGTCATGCTTCACCTTCAAGTCCTTCACCCATGCCGTGCCGTCGGCGAAGACACGGAAACCGTTCTCGTGCTTGAAACTATCTGCGTCACGGTCTGAGTAGATGGAGGATTCCAGTCCGGCAAGGATGATATCCTTCTCGAACGTGATATTACCCGCCGCCATATCGTCGATGTCCTTGCGAAGGTAACGCAGGTCCAGATCCTCGATCGCTAGGATCTCGCAGGTATCCAAGGCCGTGACATGGCCGAAGCCGTCCAGCATGACGGAGGATATCGCCTGCTTCCTCGCGGCCTCCACGCTCTCCGCTATCGACGTGTCCGCATGGGATACCCTATACGCATATCGGCTCTTCTCTATCATGATACCCACTCCCTCTCGAAGCTCTATGGCCGTAGCATCTCCTCCTTCGGAGGAGCCTGCATAGGCTCCATAGATGGGGTATGTACCCCCACCTACGGCATCCAACACCTTACCCGTGCGAGGAAGGGCTTTTTTGCGTGTCAATCTATGTATAACATCGCTCATATCCACTAACCACAATTTTGTCCGACATTTCTATTCATAAGGGATGCCACTCAACTTAGCAGTGTCATCAGAATACCCGACCGCCGTCATCAGAGTCTTCGCTTCCGAAAAATTCAGAGTACACCCGACGACCAGATATGTTCCTGATAAGATGGGATCGTAAGACACGTAACCCAGCGCCGGATTGCCGCCCATTTTTACATTTACCGATATTTTCTCGTTTTTGGTGGTAAAATTCGAATGGACCGTGCACATCAGCAATCTCTCTAGGATATCAGTCTGGCCCGCCCGGGTATAAGATAACTGGAACTCAAAGCCGCCTGCCGTCTTTCTCAATATATTGCCCTTGCCAATAGGAACCTTTCCCTCGTTGGCGGAGATGCATTTCAAGGTGATGTCATCGAAATCACTCGCCACCTTCCTGTTCACGTAACTCTTGAACTCGTAATCCTCCGTGTCAAGCTTTTCGCCCTTATCATCCTCCAACTCCAGGCTCACATTATCTATAAGGATGTTTTTCACCCTGTCCGGTGGAAACACGTCAATGCCGTCCAAGGTAGGATTGGATACGATACAATACCGTAATCTCATGACCATGTATCCGCTAGACAGGGGAACGGGTACCCTCGTCCCGTCCGTCTGGTCCTTCCTCGATATCCCGAAAGCGCCGGAGGAAAGTATATGCGCCACCTGCCCGTTGGTTCTCCATGCGTTCGCAATCCGGGAACTTGTCAAGGGAACGGAAGCGAACACCAAGGCAAACTTTCCGGATGGAACGAGTCCTCCCGACACGGGTTTCCACCCCTCCTCCGTATAAGGGTTATTGCAATAATACGAGACCGGGCTCCCCTCGTTATCCATCAACACCAAGTCACCATAGAGAGCCATGCCCCTTGTCCTCTCGTCATCCTCCGTCACCTCCAAGTCAAACGGATCGTCACGCGTATTGATATAAGCGTCAACCTTGATCCTCACATATACCTTGGAGTCGGACCCGATAAGAAAACAACCCCTGCCATCGAACTCCCACAAGTTGGAAGCCGAGCCGTTGCCTGTATAGGTCATCTCGGCACCCGTGAGGGTACCGCCCGACGAACGCTTGTCCTCATAGCACAGAAACCGCCCGCCCTTCCATGGCGGACACTTGCCATAGGCCTTCAAGGTAAATTTAGGTTGGTCCGAAGTTGACTTCAGATCGTCCAGTGAATCCTCCTCTATCCCATAAGACAGTATATCGCCTCCTGCAGAGGCGTACAATGAGCTGGTGATCGTCACGTTATTGACCAACTCCTCGAACCCGTAGCTTGAGTCCGTCGAGGCGAAACCTATATCGTGGAGATTACCAAGGCTGAAATTAATGGTCTCGTCCGCCTCGAAAGCGAACGTGGCGTAATCGAAACGTTTCAGGGGCAACCCGTTCCTGACGGTGTTATAATCGTATATATAAAGGTTGGCATCCTTCTGCACCATCATCAACCCGAGAGGCTTCAGGACCTCCTCTATCACCTCACGACATGACATAGGCTCACCATCCTCGTCATAGAAATTACCGGACATCATATAAAGCCTATGCAACACGGTCTCCGTCGAGAGCCACGTGATACCCTCCGCCCTCGTGGTACAGCCTATATACAACTTTTGGAAAGGGAGCCCGAGGCGATCGAGGCAACGCCTGATATGCGAGAAGAGCGGCACGATATCGCCGTACTTGTTCTCCGAAGCGTCTAAGTATCTCAATCGCTCCATTATATTGAAATCCGAAGCCTTGAACGTCACCCCGTATGGCGGGACTGCGGATAATTCCTCCCCATAAAGCTCGGAGTCAAGCCAACCGACCCAATACAAGGATCCGGAGCGGTAAAACTTGACCAGATATCCCCTCATATCATCCGTATGCAGGTCAACGAACTGGAACACGCTCTCGCTTATGAGGCTCATCGTCGCTTGCGATCCCCTTACCGGATCCAGCTTACGTACCTCGGGGTACTCGATGGAGAACGCGTCGGCCCTCGCCTTGACTTCCACCGCTTGCACGAGGCTTCCTGTCAATATCTCAAACCGGTTCAAGATGTTATCTTGCCCCTTGAACTCATGATAATACCTAATATCCATCACCTACCCCTCCTTGCTATGCGATCGCCGTTCTTCAGCACGCCGACCAATTCATCATACTTTATCTTGAACACGACCTCACCGTCCCCTCCTTGGGTCTTTAGGCCCTTCCCGTTGGCTATCTGGAATAGCGTCGCCTGCTGGCTGCCATTCAGGATCATCTCGCCGCCATTCACACGGGCAAGATTCATGTCACCCGTCGGATTTCCTTGAACAATACCGCCACCGGCGAACTTCGGAATAGCAGCAAAAGCGGCGATGGCGGCGGCGATAGCCCCACCAATAGCCACGATATTTAATGGGAAAGGTAATTTTGCGGCGCTTTTTCCTGCCTCTGATGCCCCTGCCGCCGTGTTAGCGGCAACCTCCTCTACCGCCGTTGTCTTTTTAACTGTCGCAGCCGTAAGATCTGCCGCCGCCCCTGTAGCCGCATTAGCAACTTTAGTCGTTGTAACGGTGGTATCGATCACAGCTTCCTCCTGTTTTGCCTTACCCAGTTTTTTTGTGATCTCCGTAAGGCTATCGATCGTCTTGACTATGCTCATGAAAGCGTCCACGGAGTTCATCATGGCGTTCCATACCGCAAGAATACGTTCCCATACGGAAGCGTCCTCATCGCTGAACACCTCGTTCAAGTTAGAGAAGGCTGACACGAGCCGGTCGGCGCTGGAGGCTACCTCTTTCACGCCGGAATACATCCCCTCAGAAAGCTCCTTGGTCAAGTCCTTGACATCCTTCTTCACCTCGGCGATCTTCAAGGCCTCATCCAAGCTGGTGACATTGTTTAAAGCCTCATTCAAGGCATCGATGAAATCCTCGGCGTTCTTACCGTATTCGGCCTTGATAGCGTCGAGGTTTCCTTTCGCAGCCTTTATTCTATCCTCCAGCTCGTCCGTATCCCCACCGATCTTACCCTTAAGCCTATCCACGTAATCCCGTCTGGAATCACGATCCGCCCGTAGCTTCTCGATATCCGTTCTCTTGTAATCGAAGGTCTTGTCACGCTCTTTGTACACAGGGACCTTAAACACCTCCTTTCTTAACGAATCAGCGGACTCCGTTAGAGCCAAGGCGAACGCCTTGCCGGCCTCCCCGATATCCTCCATACCGGCGATCTCCCGCAAGGTCTTCTCCGTAAGCTCCAGTTTTGCCTTCGTATATTGCTTCTCAGTCAAGTAGTTCTCGGCGTATTGGCCGGAAAGCTTGTTCATCTCATCCCAGTAATCGGTCTCGGTCTCATAGATCTTGCTGGCAGGGACTCCCGCCTTGGCGGTCTGGAACGTCTTGTTCCCCTTCGCTTGTTCCGGGGTGAGAAGACCTGACAAAGTCTCATAGGTCGCCTTATTCAGTCTTTTCAACTCGCGGTCATATTCTGTCTCTGTAAGAACCCTATTCTCCAGCTTATTAGTTAACTCCGTGACAGATTTAGCGTATTCCTCCTCAGCTTTCTCAAGGTCAGTCTTCTTCTTTTTCTTCGTATCTGGTTCCTCCACGGGGATCGAGGCGCTTGCTAATATGTTTTTCTCGAATAGCTCAAGCTGTTTTCCCGTGTCATCGGCTATTCTTGCCAGTTGATTAAACCGTTTTAAATCATTAGGCACATCCCTAAAGCTATCATAGTTGTAACCTCCACCCCTAAGTGTCACGTTATTCCTTGAGGCCTTTAACGCATTCGCCAATCCCTCTCTAGTCCCGCCATATTTAGCCAATATATCCCTTTGGGAATCCTCGGTCTCCAGCTTTTTTCGTTGGTAGAACTCCACGGCGGCGGCATCCTTCAACAACTTTATCCGCTCCGCTACCTTGGTATTGATATCGCCATTGATCTTCAAGGAATCCTTGTTTATGTCATAGGATGTCCCAAGCAAGCCGTTGATCTCCCCCAAGGCATTCCTGCGAACGATCTCGGACTCCTTGATATCCGAGGCTATTTTATAGAGGCGTTGCAACTTGTCAGCATCCTCCGGGCGACCGATCGTCAATGTCTCCTTTTCATAATCAGAGAACATTGCCTTAATCTTTTTAGCCTCCTCCCTAGCGGATATGATCTTGGCGATCAGTATCGCAATGCCCGTGAACACGGCGGTTGGTAACATGGACATGAAAGCCACACGGATAGCCCTTATTGATCGGGAAAACGCAACACTCATAGTTGCCGCCCCACTTCGAGCTTTCCATGCGATCTCATCAAAAGCGGTCCCGGCAACTTTAGCGGTCTTCGACGCGGCAACCATAGCCGATCGTTGGGCGATCGCCAATTGGCTCACTAGCCATTTGAAGAAGCGTCCTAAAGTGACCCCAGTAAGTACCGCTACCAATTGAGCGACCAAAGCGTGGATATTCTTCGTGCCCAGCTGAACCGACTTAGTGATGGAATCAATCAATCTCTTATATGCGTCCTGTATGCCCATATTCTGGGTAAACTCCTGAAAAGCGTTTTTCAAGCGATTAAGGGAGGTCTCGATATTGTCCGTATCGACATTCGGGAGCATCTCGTCGAGAGCGGCGGCTAACTTTGGCAAGACATCTGCGGAAAGTAATTTCCCCTCCCTCATGATCTTGTCAAGCCCCGCCACCGTCGTACCGGCGGCCTTCGCCATCGCCTGCATGGCGATAGGGAGACGCTCACCCAGCTGTCCCCTCAGCTCCTCGGCCTGTATCTTTCCCTTACCCATCATTTGCGTGACGGCGAGGAACACCCCGTTCGTCTCGTCAGCGGATAGCCCGAAAGCGCCCGAGGCGCGGGATAAGGACTCGAACAGCTTCCGTTGATCCTCCATCGGCATGTTGGCGTTGCTGGCCGCAGCCGTGAACTTGGCGAAATTCCCGGTCAAGTCATTGACGTAGACCCCATATTTCCTTGCCAGATCCGTCGTAAAACGAAGGTTGTCGGCGAACCCTGCCACACTCCCCGACACGTTCTTCAACGCCGTCGTGGCCTTGCTTGTCTCCCTCGCCACCTGTATCAACTGTGAGAAGAAGCTTGACAGGCTCACGCCAGCGAAACCCATGGCGGCAGCGAACGTGAGGATCTGCGCCTGCATGGAACGGAAAGCACTTTTCACGCTATTCGTACCTTTCTTGAAATTCTCCGTGAGGAGATTTATCGCGATGCTGAATGATAATTTTCCCGCCATATCAATTATCATTTAAGTAGTGATTGAACTCCCCGGACATGAACCGGTCAAACATTCCCTTGTTACGGTCCATCTCCTCCGCGGCTTTCCGCTCCCGCTCCTCGACCTCCCACGGGAAAACATAGAAGTCACGTACCGTACGGATCTTCCTCGTATCGATGTGCGGGGCCACGGCGAGAAACGTCCAAAGCCTCTGGCTCTCCATCCCCTCACGCTTACGCCTATCCAAGGCCCTCACGAGCGCAGGGATATCCGATATCTCCAACTCGTCCATGACATAATGCGGATCCAGCCCGCCAGATACGATAAGGTCTGAGGCCAAGTCGCGCATGCGGTATCCATCGCCTGATCCGCCAGCCTCTCCCTTATCCACCGTATCCGTGAACTGCACCAACAACACGTTCTCCAATTCCATCTCGCTCAACATGGCCGACAGCTGCTTCTCATTCCCCGCCACCTCAAGGAACGTCCCGTATGCCATCCTCTCCTTGTTATTCGCCAGCACGGAACAATACAGGAGCCTCGTCAACTCCTCGCGATCCGTATAATCGAAATCCGTGAACGGCTTGCCTAGCATCTGCTCCGCGCGGATGATCGCCTTGATCGTTAACCTAATATTGTATCTCATATTCCCTCTAATAAAAAGAGGGCGACGTGAATCGCCTCCCTCCGTTAACACTCTTGTAATAAACCTACCTTATCCACCAGCCGAGACCGCCCCGTCCTCCAGAGGCCCCGTCCCTTGCAGGGTACAGGAACTGGTACAGATAGCCCCGTTCTGGGCCGTCATGTTCAAGGCTGTGATGATAGCCTTGCCCTTTACGACCTCCGCATCCTTGGCGAAGTCCCCGTTGGTCTCCTTCGCCTTCGCCATGATAAAGTCCACCGGGATCCGGCTAGCCATAAGGTCTTTCAGTTTCTTGAATGACAGATGTCCCTCCTTGAACGATATCATGGACTCGCTGGAGATCGTATAACCGAGCTGCCCGGTCAGGAACTCCTTCCAGTTGCCGGACATCTTGTTGGATGTGTCTACCGTGTCGGCAGACAGATCAATATTGCACGATGTCCCGAAAGCGATCGGTAACGTGCTCGAACCATCGGTGACGAAAAGCATCAGTTTGTCACCCATAAGGGTATCAATTGCAGAATCATAAGTTGTCGTCATATTTTTTATGAATTAGAAATTTCGAACAATAATACCTGGATAAACTTTTTATCCTCATAATCCTCGGTTGAGTCTTTCAACCTTATCCGAAGCCCGTTAGATTGATCGCCCTCCAATACGCCTAATATTAATTCGGCGATATCCTGGCTACGATCATAGTTATCACTTACAACATTTATAAAAACTCGGCACTGCTGACTAAAAAGTCCCATTGCGGTGTATTGTGTAGAATACTCATCACGCACATAAAGGATAAAATCACCCTCCGTACCCTTTGGTGCGTATAATGGGAAAATCTTTTCTCCGATTAGAGCAGATAAGTCACCATTCTTTAAAAGTATCTGCCGGATAACTGTCGTTACTTTCAATTTAGATTCACCCCGTTTTATCATCGCCTGTTATTAATTCGTTGAACCGCCCTTTCTACCCCAGAATACAAAAGCCCCATCGCTTTAGGTTCCTCGCTCACGAGCGCATCCGACCAAAAATTATTGGCGGGCACGATCCCTCGTCGCCACCCCTTTTTGGTATACCTCATTTTTGTTCCTTTATCGACAAGGTGCGCATGGCTACCGGCGAGTCGGGCGAATCCAGAAAGAGCCCCTAGCTTAGTACGTTTTACCTTATTTGTAAATGATTTCATCAGGTTGTCCGTAACACCGCCAGGGGTTTTCAGTCTTTGTCGTAAATTACGCTTACCCGCCGTTTTAAAAACACTTACTGCGGAGCGTAAACCTGCCTTTATTGCCCGATCCTTTTCAAAGTCCTCGAGCCCTTCAACGAGATTAACTACCGCCTCACGATCTATTAGTTTTACTGTAATCATCACGTATTCATTTTTGATAATGTAACCAGGTAAGTATTATCAGATCTTTGCCAGTCAAGCAAAGAAATAGAATAATAACGCCCTTGATATAGCACTCTTTGTTTTTCGTTTATGACCGGATGATAGCGCACTTGGAATATCAAGGTATTTCCTGTAAATTCTTCCCGCGCGTTCATGCCATCCGCATCTCGGATGAGAGACAGTTTTTTCTTATGCCCTTTGCAAGTATAGATTTTAACATACTCCTTGCTTACTGCCCCTGAGGGAGACGTAACAGCCTGAAGTTCTTCAAAAACTAATATTTCACGTAATAATCCGGCTCTCATTTTGAGTAATTTCGATATAATCCAATCAAATGTTTATATGTTGGAACCTCGCTTAGGGTAGACACAAAGGCCACTGTTTCACGACTGTTGTAATAATCACCGACTTGCAGTAGGATAGCGTATTTTAAGGGGGCCGGGATCTCTCCCGGCTTAACCTCTAAATCCTTTAGATCCTCACATACATCTTTAGCAACTGTTATCTCAGCGGCCTCAATCAGCATACGGATATAATCATCATCCACCGTATAGGTCTCATCAATGATAAGATGCTGTTTCGCCTGTTCTAAAGCTATGTATGCCATATCTGATAATTTTATTTCATGGAAGCGATAGTGAATGATTCTTTGCGGATAAAGCCCATGTTCCAATAGGAATTGGTAATCAATCTCACCGTACCCTTTAAGGCCTGCGTGTAAGGATCCACCAATAATTCGATCCCGCCCCACTGTCCCAAGAAATAATCAGACCAGTTACCGAAAACCGCACCAAACTCATCTGAGGTTTCACCTAACTCTTTCGGTAAGTTATTAGTACTTAACGCACGATAGCCATTTAGCTGCCCGTCCCCATTACCCGTAAAAATGAACCCGCCCGCCCCGGAAGCGTCTTTCACTTTAGTCTTGGCCTTGCCGACAAGAGCCGGGTGCAAAATGTAGGAAAGATTTCCAAACAATGCGTTCTGTACATCAGCGTTGGTTTCCATAGCGACGATCTGGGCCCACGTGATATCCCCTTTAATATTCTTGTCAAGAGTATGAAACATACCATCGGGAGTATTTTCCACACCCTTGGTCTTCGCAAATGCCGACTGCTCAATCTTCTGTGCGATAGCTACCGCAATGGCTTGACGAATATAGGCCTCCACAGAAGCGTTCTCCTGCACGAGTAGTTGCTTAGAAATATCCACATAGGCGGTCAATCGCAAAGGCTTAAATAAATTATCCTTGGAGAACGCACCCGCCCCATCCTTGGCCTCAGCATTTTCGCCCTCCCAGAATACGTTAGCCCCCGAGAATTTGGGCCAATAGATATTACCTTGCAATCCGGTCATAAATCGGGCACCCGCACGGGCTAACACCAACGCAGACTGCAAGGGCAGTAGCATCTCCTGTTGCTCCTCATCAACGATCACCCCCGTAACGGCTTCGGTTGTTGCCGTAAATGGGGCGCGTTTTTCTATATTTACAGGAACCACGATGCTGCGCTTTTCAGACATTTGCGCACCGGACGTATTGTGCAGAGTCGTGGTGGTCTCAATAACACGGGCCTCCACGTCACTCTGCGGAGTTCCATCCACTAAGTTAGCGATAGCCCGGCGCAAAGAGAATTTCCCCACTTGCGGTTGGTGCTGCTTACCTTTCCCCCGGTTTTCCTCCTCATGCATGGCAATTTCAGTATTGATATCCGCAAGACGACACTGGATTTCCCCTAACTCCTTTTGCTCTCCCTCATTCAGCATACGGGTCTCTCTGCGGGCCCCTGCCGTAATCTCTTTTGAACGGGTCGCAAGCTGGTTACGTTCGTCCCGTAATTCCGTAATACTTTTTTCTTTAGGCATAACTCAAATATTTAATGATTTATCGATATTGTCATAATACTCATCCAGCTTGCGCTGTCGCAGTTCCCGCTCGGCTTGCTCCTTTCCTCTCATATAGACCGAAGTTTTTGAATAAGCGCCATCATAGACCGGAGACACGTCAAAAAGTTCCCCGAGTTTTTCAATTGACCTCTTCCAAGTCCCGTCTGATTTTTTCTCCCACGTGTCTTTCTCAACGGTAAAGGCAAAAGAAGATTCACTAATCTCTCCCCTACGAATATTCTCAAGTAACTCATCCCCCAATGCTGTTCTAGGGGCCTCAAAACGATATTTCAACCCCTTTTGATCGATCTCAAGCCGTAAGCTACCCTCCCCATTTTTATATCGGGCTAAGATTCCTCTCCCCGGGTCATGATTCATCAAGGCGAACACATTGCTTTTTTCAAGCACCCCATCAAGAGCCCCTCGTTGAATGACCTCCTCAAAAGATAGCCCGTCCGATCTAACGTCAAATAGAAGGGCATACCCCTCGACCGTACGTTTTTCCTCATCCGAAACCACTTTACAGGCGGTATTTCTTATTTCTCTATTCTCGTTCATGACCATGTTTTATCTACTAACCACTATTTTGTCCGACAAAATCATTTTTGCTTTGTCGGCAAATCACTATTTTTAACGGGATCCGTTACGGCACGGTCCAAAGTCTGTACATTGACCTGCACGAAAGCGTTATCCCCGTTCCCCTTACGAGGTAAATTATTCTCACGGCGAATCTCATTCGGTGTAGCCGCCCCTACGTTGAATAAATCTTTCCAGTACGCCGCTTGCGCCGCTTTATCGGTGCGAAGGAAAGCGGAGGTATTAAATTCAGCCTTAACGGACCGACGCTCCGACGATAGAAATACTTTCCGATTAATCTCCAACTCTATTTTCGTGATAATCGCTGAGGCCGTATCGGTAAGATAGGCTAATTGTGTCGCCTCAACCGTTGAATAGCTGGATTTACTAAGATCAAAAGCCTTGACAGGGGAGACAGAAAAGAAACGGCATATGTCCACGACATTAAACTGCCGAGATTCTAATAATTGCGAGTCTTTCGGGCTGACCGTAATAGGCTGATATCTCATATTTCCCTCCAAGATGACGATACCGTTCGGCCGCCCGGTAACCGGGTTTGTCCGGTTTTCCCATTCTTGGTAATTCTGCTCCTTTTGCTTTTTATCCAGCCTTACCCCCTCGATTGTCAACACCCCGGCCGTATTCGCCCCACTCTTGAAAAAACCAGAAGCGTGGGCCTCGCTATCTGAAGAAATATTCAGCGATTGCCGGGCATGGGTGAGGGTAGAGACCCCTATAATCCCATCGTATGAAAAGTTGAGCACATGGATCATGTCACGGGGTTCCACGAGTTCCCGGAACCCGGTAACCCTGTACCTTTTCCGGTGAATGCCGGAGCTATCGGTTATCCACTCAATCGATACCTGAGGCGTTGGAATATAAATAATTTGCAAGGGATATAAATTTTTATCTCTTTCAATATAGGCGTATCCATTTCCCGTTAATAAGACGGAGGTCATCAACGTTTTAAAGAAAGTAAAACGAGTCATATCCTCGCTAGGCTCTAAATTTAGCAACTCATAAGCTGGATGGTCTTGATAAGGGGTTTTAAAACCCTCCTTATCCACCCTGTACGTCTCCAAGGGGAGAACGGCCACGCTATCCGAGATCAAATCAACGCAACGATAAACAGTGGACAGCAACATCGGTTTATCCCGGCTCGCTAAAAAAGGGGTGATCCTGCCTGTCCAAGCACGAAAATTCGATATCTCCTGTTTGCTCGCTTTTCTTCTTATATCTATCTCTATATCCGTAAAAGGGACTCTCATCTTCAATCGGTGTTTTCATACTAACCATAATTTTGTCGGACAAACTAAATAGCAGCGCTATACCTCGGAGAGGCTAAGTACCCACCTAAAGCCATTAATTCAGATATCACCCCGTCTATTTTCTTCTCCTCGTATTGTTTCGTAGGTTTCATATTTCCATTATAATCCAATTTCATGACCACGTTACGATAACAATGCCGGTTGATCACATTATTGTCGAGTATAGCCTTTCCCGAGAGCAATAGCCTTTCCATTTCTTTTGTTGGACGGTTGAAATTACCCAACGACTGGGAGATCGGTATCATATTAAAGCCCTTCTCCGTCGCGTTTATCGTGAACTGGGTAGCGTTCCATTGGTCGTAACCGACCGACTGGATATAAACCTTATCCCGGAGTTTCACGAGATCGTTCAAGATATAGTCGTAATCGGCGACATTTCCGGGCGTGATCGTTATCTCCCCCTGCCGACGCCATTCGCCGTATAGCTCTTTGAAACGTTTTTCTTGCAAGGCAGCCTCCGGAAGATAGTACAACGTCTTAAAATACATTTTTCCGGCCTCCTCATCGGGGAATAAGGCCGACATGGACGTAAGGTCACTCGTGCTCGAAAGGTCTATACCCACGAAGCACTCCCTATCAATGAAATCATCTACATTAACAGTCCGAGAGGCGTCCAAGATATAGTGCTCCGGTATCCATACCGTACTTGAGTCGCACCACAGATTTATATTCTTTGTCTTAACCCCGACCTCCTCCGAAGGGGAGTTTATCGCTTTCCACACTTGTTCACGAACATAGGAGGGCTTTACGGTTATGCCCAAATTGGGATTACTCTTAACCCAACACGTTTCATCCTTCCAATCATCATCCGGATCTAACGAATAAATAGCGGCGAAAAGGGTATCGTCCCTCTTTAATCCTTTCAGAACCTCGGTACACATCGTACGAAATTGATAACATGGTCCCAACTTATCAAAACCTGCTGTCGTTATAATTATCGACATAGGGTTCTCACGCATACCTTGTGAGGACTGCAAGACATCCTTTAGCTTGCCATTCTTCGCCGCATGATACTCATCCAGAAGAAACATGGAGGCGTTAAAGCCGTCCAGTTTACTGTCATCAGCGGCCAATACCCGGAGAACACTCAGAGTTTTCTCGAAATTCACCCGATCCCGATACGGCTCAAGATACTTATGTCCCGGATCCAAGCCTTTCACGAAGTTCGAGCACATCCCGAAGCTTATCTTTGCCTGATCTTTACTATTAGCGGCCAGATATACCTCCGCGTTAGCCTCCCCGTCGTCAATTAAATGATATAGGCAAAGGGCTGCGGCCAAGGCAGACTTACCTTGTTTTCTTGCCATCTCAATATAGACGGACTTAACGAGCCTTGTCCCGTCAGTTTTTACATAAAACCCATAGATACACGCAACAATAAACATCTGCCACGGAGCTAAAATGAAAGGTTTACCTGCGTGCCTTCCAGTATAATGTCTCAAAATAGCGATAAACTCTATTACCTCATCCACTTTCTCTTCTCTAAACTCGTACCTATCGTCCTCTATCAAGGAAAAAAATCTTTCGGCGGCTAATTTTATATATTCACCGGCTACGATTTTCCCGGAAAGGACCTCCTGCGCATACTGGTAATACCCTTTCATCGCTTCTCTACCTTTTTCGCTTTTTTCTTAAAATACTCCTCCATCGGGCTACTGCCGGTTTTATCATCTTTCATTGCGCTAATATGGGAGCGGCTTTTAACCGTCAAGCCGTACTCTGTCATAATCTTCATAACCTGGGCATAGTTTTTAGTCGCAATATTCTGGGCGGGATTTGCGGCCATCTCATACTTTATCTGCACGATGGGACCTTCCTCCAGCATTATGTCCGTGGCCTGCAAATACATCTCATAAGAAGTCGCAAGCATACGGAGCGCTCCCAAATCAATATTCTGGATTGCCTTTCGTTTATTCAATTCCTTTACGACATCGGTCATGAACTTCTTTGTCTCATCGGATAATTTATCCGGCATATCAAATTTCACCGCCATACCACACAGTTTACCTATCAACCATAAAAATGTCCGACAGTGATACATGTTAAAATTTTAACGATTCCAAAAATCAAAATTTACCCGTGCGTGTAAAGCTGGGTTCGGTGAGGTTTCGAGGGGCGGAAGCGCTAAAAAATACCCCCATACCCCTCCCCCCTAACGTGGAACATCACTCGTGGAACGTTATCTTCGATTATGGACGGCCTGATGGTGTCTCTTACACAAGCTCATAAGGTTATTCAAGTCATAGGCTAATAAATATCTCTGTTCCGGATCGGTCACGTCCATAAAGCTAACTATATGGTGTATATCCTCAGCCGGTACAACCCTGCCATCTTTCTCGCACATCTCGCATAACGGCGATATGGCGAACTTCATGGCCCGAAGCCGACGCCAGCGCTCGGAATTATATATCTTACGACGCTCGGCATCATATTGGCTATCATTCTTCTGTTTCTGATGACCCGTTTTGGGCCTGTATATTGTCGGCATAATTTACCTCCTTTAGTTGCTGATTATCTTTCATTACTTGATATCGAATCATTTGAAAGCGATACTTGAAATGCCTTATTATCTCATCATCGGTCCTCAATGTTGAGGCCGCCGGATCCCGTATCACGAATAAAATCGTTTCCTGAAAAATATCCTCATTGCCGTAATACCCACAACCCGAGACCAGCCCCCTACAACAGACCTCGAACAGGTCTTTATACAACCGCCCCAACGCATTTGCGATAAATCCGTTCGTCTTATTCCTTCTTTGCCTTGTCCTCATCCAGCTTAAAGTTTCCCGCCTCATCAAGAAGCGCCTCGATACTACGTGTTACCATCCCCCTGATTATCACGGATACCTTGGAACCCGTCCTCTCCGATAGCTCTTTTAAAAGCATCCATGTTCTCTCATCAAACCTGATCGACCTCCTTGTCCTATCCATTTACGCTCCCTCCCTTGTATTTATTGATTCTAGCCTTAACCGCCTGCATCAAGGCCTCCTGCTTGTCGGCCTTTCCCGATATCGCTTTCATCACGTCCTCGTCCATCGTTCCCTTCGTGAGTAAATGGTAAATCTGTACCGGCCTCGATTGCCCCTGCCTGTGCAGCCTGGCGCAGGCTTGCTGGTACAATTCCAATGACCATGTCAAACCGTACCAAACGATGATATTTCCTCCCTTTTGCAAGTTCAACCCGTGCCCCGCCCCCGCCGGATGGGCCATCAAGACCCGTATCTTTCCGGCGTTCCAGTCATCTATATCCTTACCACCTACGAGCTCACGGGGCTTGTAGGCTCTCAATTTCCGTTTGATGCGGCCGATATCGTGCCGGAAAGAGTAGAAGATCAAGACAGGTTCTCCGTTGGCCGCCTCGACTATCTCCTCCAGCGCCTCAAGTTTATAGTCGTGTATCTCGTGTACGTTCCGATCGGCGTCGTATATCGCGCCGTTGCTGAATTGCAGCAATTTACTCGACAGCGCGGCGGCGTTCACGGCGGATATGGGGCTTTCCCCGTCTTGATCCAACAACCGCAAGACCTCCGTTTTCTCAAAATCCTCATATCGAGCCCGGATATCGTCCGGTAAAGAGATCTCTGCCGTATGATCCAAACGCGGCGGTAATTCCAGATAATCCTCGGCTTTCATCGACACGCAGATATCGGATATCTTTTGGTATATCGCTTTCTCCGACCCGTCAAGTATCTTGTAGTCGAATACGACTTGCCCATTGCTCCGGCCTGGACGAAAGTACTTTTCCCGGTATCTCGTGATTGTTTTCTCCAGCCTCTCCCCCTGATCCAGTAAGTAAATCTGACTCCAGATGTCACACAAGCCATTCGGGGCCGGCGTGCCGGTCAAACCGACTACGCGATCGATCTGCGGCCGCACAAGACGGAGGGCCTTGAAACGCTGCGCTTTCGGATTCTTAAAGCTGGACAGTTCATCTATCACCAACATGTCAAAAGGCAATGATCCTCGATATTGGGCCACCAACCAGCATACGTTCTCCCTATTGATCACGTAAATATCGGCCTCCTTACGTAATGCCTCCTTACGTTGGCGCTCAGTCCCCAGCACCTTGGAAACCCGAAGGTGTTTTAGATGGTCCCATTTCTCGACCTCCTTGGTCCAAGTATCCTCGGCGACCCTTTTGGGAGCTATTACCAAGACCTTACTAACTTCCAAGTCCTCATACATCAGCCGGTTTATGGCCGTCAATGTAGAAACCGTCTTGCCACATCCCATATCCAGAAAGCAACCCGAGGCGGGATGATTTAAAATGAAATCAACCGTATATCGTTGATAGTTATGTAAATTACTCTCGTTCATTTTCAAGTCTCATTAAAAAGTTGTTTAATGTCCCGATCGAATCGATCACCTCCGAGACGAACCCGAGGGATCTCAACTCAAGCTGTCTTAGTAGCTGCTTTTCGGTAGGCTTTTTCCCGGTCGTCTTCAGTTCCGCCCAGTATGTCCGCCCTCCGGGCATCAAGATTAACCTATCGGGATAACCCGTCTCATAAGGGGAAGAAAACTTCAGAGCCTTACCGCCCAGTTTCTTGATCGCCTCCCTTAATTTTCTCTCCAAGAGTTTCTCGTTCATCATAATATTTCTTGAACGCATCCGTAACAGATAAAATATACCTCCCTCCGCAGGATCCTATGCTTAACACAGGTACTATCTCCCCATCAATGACCGGATCGAATGTCAAAACGTCTGTTATGTACCACCCGGCATCGGTCAAACGTATATTTGCCGCTTTCGCCAATTCCCTACGGAATGAATTATACCCGATAGAAGATTGAAATTCTTCTATTATGCCGACCGCGATATCAATCAACCGCCAATCTAAAACCGTTAATTCCTCAACAACCCGATGGGGGCAACCCGTCATCGCTTTTCTAAAACCCATAAATTCTCTTTTCATACCACTAATTATTGTTTGAATAAACCAACCACTAAAAACCGTCACGCATGTGCGTAGCGTATTTTACTATTTTACCTATTTTACCTATATGTATTATAAGGTATATAGGGTATATAGGTATATTTTATTATTATATTATATTTATAGTAGTTTAGTAGTATTATATACCTAATCATATAATAATAACCATATTGAGCCATCTACCTAATTTCTACAAAGTCATTACCATCGCCATTGATGGTAGTTAGAATATGGTATCGCCATCGACATCACTACCGAGTGTGGGTAGTAATTCACCCGCCGTTCTTTTAAAGTATTTTTGATTTTTATAAGGATGTATAATTCTGGGCGTGGCAATATACTCCCATCCCTCAATACTTCTCATTATGTTCATGATCTCTCTTGAAGTGGATCGTGTAAGATCGCCCCGGCGACCACCAAGACACTCACACCATATTTCCGCCACGCATACAAACTTTCTTTGGGTTACTCCGATAGATTGTATTGGGTCGTTACCCACTAAATAATCCCTCCGTCTATCAATGGTCATACTCTTCCAGTCGACAGGCAATAGTGTATCCAGATAGTTTTGGATTATGCCTTTACGATCATCTTCCTCTGTGTATGTACCGCGGCGGATGTCCATCTCCTTTTCAAGCCTAGGAGAAAGACAGAGTTTCAGTCCGGGCTGATAAAGTTGTTTCGCTTCCGCCCATATCTGGTCTACAATGTCGGGGGTCAAGTCTGTCCACTGATCTTTTGTCTTTTTATCAATGTCAACTTCCATCGGCCAGAAACGCCGTGCGCCGGTAGGATCCCGTAGAAAACTTAAATCGTTCGTTGTTCCGAAGAATACGCATTGCCGGACCTGATCTTGCGGGTAACGGTCATATGAAGCCCGATAGAAATCGCTAGGTGCTGTAAGAAAACGTTTTATCGTTTCCGAATCTTGCTTTCTGAATCCAGCTAATTCGGCTATTTCTATGATCCATTTACCCCGTACGCCTTCATAAGCTTCTTTTCCTTTTATGTCCAGACTGTCGTTGAACCACCGTCGATTTCTAGCCAGCTTTGCCAATATCTTACTTTTTCCGGTCCCCTGCGCACCGACCAACACTATCGTATGGTCAAACTCTACGCCGGGATCCAGTGCACGGGCCACGCAAGCCGTTAATGCCTTTTTTGTACACACCCTAAATAGTTCACAATCTTCCACTCCCAAATAATCGATGAAAAACGTTTCGACCCGTTTCTCGCCATCCCATGTAAGACCTTCCAGATAATTCTTTACCGGATGAAATGCGTTTGCGCGAGCCACGCTATCCAAAGCGTCCGAGATCTTCCCTTTAGAGTCTAACCCGTATTTATACTCTATATACCTTCTCAAGTTGGATTCATCATCGTCCCGGAAAGCAAGGTCAACATCATCTTTTTTCCTCCAAGCGGGTAAAATATCATTGAATGCCCTACGGTTGGAAAATAAGTCAGCCGCAACTTTACCGACGACAGGATCATTTTCCAATATACGTACGATATTTTCCCTTAACGGCAATATATTCCCCTTCTTATCACAATTGAGAGAATCTTTCCATGTATCATCCCCAGTTTCAACACCTTCGAAGTCAGAAACTGCCCCTTTTTGGCGCTCTTTCATAAGCAGACGCTTTACCGATGTGTCATTGCATGCTAATTCCTCCATCGCAAGATATGACGGATATCGATCTATACGAGTCCCATTTTTCTTCACATTCTCGTCACGGTCACCGAACAGGTGTATCCGGACGAGATCGAAAGCGTTACACAGCGTCCCGCCCGTGGGATCCGTACCATGATGGGAAAAAGCGAATTTATCATCGTAAACGATCAGTCCAGCCGCCGTGCTCCCGTTCCTGTACGTATAGCGGTTATCCACGTCGCAAGCCTCGTAGACATCGGGAAGGAACGTCTCGATAGCCCTATGTATCCCGTATGTCCGGCAGAACACCCCGACAATGCCGGTTTTCTCCAGGGGATCCGCCTGTTTCCTTATATCTCTCCGGATCATATCGCCTTGCCGATCGGACACCGGCCACTCGGTAGCGTCCTTCCAGTTATGATAAGTAGCCAGTACCTCATCGGCGGACAGCCAAGGCCCGTCCTGACACTGGAAATAGTACTCGATATCTTTCGGGGTCGATGGCCAGTACATGAGCCGCTCGGGCTCATATGTCGTGTCATCAAATTGATCGATACCCAAATTCCCGGCGATCCGCCGGGCGATGGGAACATACTCATCGGGCGTGACCGGGCGATCCAAAGGGACCGCCAACCTCAAACGGGGTTTCTCCGGTGAATGCTTGTGGGTCGAGTATACCACCGCGGCGTTATCATAGTACATGACAAAGTCATCCCAGAAATCACGTGAGGCGTTATCGACATCAAGCGTGATCACGCTACGGCTTAATACGGAGTCCGCCCGGCGCCGGCCCTCGGACAAGGTCCCCCCTACGAAACCGCCGATATCCTTAATCTCGTCTTGGCGGCTCTTATCCGACTTTAGGTACTCGGCCAACGTCTCGTGTGTCTTATGCGTCTCGGATAACTTCTGGATAAACAAAGACCACATAATATCCCTGTTCTTCCACCGCATCTCCTTCCTGCTTTTACCTAGGGCGATCGCTATCTCATTGTCGTACTTTATTTGCATAGTAATTTTTTATCTCACAATCAATATTGCTATTTCCCTCCCCGCTATCGCCCTCCACACGCCCCGAGGTGTATAAAGGGCATTTCGCTTCATCCGGGCACCGGTGACCATGGCATCTTATTTTTCGTTCCATGGTTTAGTCATTCTTAGGTCTAGACTCAAACGAGCCATCTATGACGATGCTGGCTCTCGCATCAGTCACTTTCCCATAGTACATAGAATCTTTATAAGACCGGATGAATGCGAGCAACACCTCGTTCACCATGATCGTCCCTCTCGTGATCGGAGACAGGAGATGGATACCTCCCATGTCCCGGCAGCGGCTTAGGGCTACGTAAACCTGTCCGGACGTGAAAGCCCTGCCAGCGTCAATGACAGCGCCGTCAAATGTCAAGCCTTGGCTCTTGTGAATGGTGATCGCCCACGCCAACCGTAGCGGGAGCTGTACGCAACCACCCACCTCCTCGCCCCTCATCATACCTGAGTCCCGGTCATAACGATACTTGTTATTCATCCACTTGTGGCGGATGACCTCGATCTCGTTCCCGTCATCGGTCTTGACGACCACCTTGTCCGGATACAGCCTCAACACGTTCCCGAGAGTACCGTTACAATAAAGCCCCATCGTATCGTTAACGAGGAACATCACCCTCGCTCCGGGTTTCAACGACAACCTGTTATCGCAGGGAATGGAGCCTAGCGGGAACTCCCCGTCTATATCCGCACGGTAGATCCTCCCCTCGCCGTCCAGCTCGAAGAGCTTGTTCGCGTTGATGGCCTCAGCGTCCGCCTTATGCGTGCAAAGCGTGATCGCCTTGCCCTCCGGATCCTCGTAGTCCGGATCGTAAAGGGAGAACAGGCTATCCATGTCCTCGCCCGTAGTCTGGTACTCCCGGATACGGTTGAGCAATCCCATGAATACCGGATCCCTCTGCCGGAATACGGTGTCCAACTCCACCACGTGGAACCCTGTCAGGGAAAACGCCTTGGCATCGAAGAAATACGGCGAGTCATACACCTCACGCAGCACATCCCAATCCTCACCCTTAGTCACGGGCGGCAACTGGAACAAGTCCCCGAACATCACCACCTGCACGCCCCCGAACGGCTTGTTACGACCTCGGTAATGGCATAATACGTCGTTCACGGCATCGAGCGTATCGGCCCGCACCATGCTTACCTCGTCTATGATAAGGAGGTCCAGATGCCACAACACGGATATCTTCTCCGGGCTCAGCCTGTACCTGTCCATGTTGTCACGGGTCACGCCACCCTCTATCCTCGGCCTGTAAGGATGGAAAGGAAGGCAAAACATGCTGTGCATCGTCACTCCCCCGGCGTTTACCGCCGCGATCCCGGTAGGGGCCACGACGGCGCAACGCTTACCCGTGTGCTCGACCAGGTACTTCAGGAAAGTAGTCTTACCGGTTCCCGCCTTGCCCGTGATATACACGTTTTCTTTAGTTTCTTCTATAACCCGAAACGCCTCTCTCATTTCGGGGGTCAGATTTTCGTTTCTCATACTCTATCTATTAAAGATTTTACCAAAGAACCTCAAGACTTTTTGGTTACTGCCCTTCAGTTCCAGCAAGGACTCATTTTCAATCCGGATGCGTTCAAACTCCTTCATATTTGACTCCACCGCTTTATCGATCTCCGCATTCAGCGCAATCAACTCATTACGTGACTGATTAAATACCGATAGAATACTGTCTCTTCTTTGTACAAATTCATGTGTTCCCATATTCTTAATCCTTTTTATAGTAGTTAGTTATATATCCATCACCTTTAAGGGGTAAACCCTCCGCCCAAGCAATCGGCTTTTTAAAGACCCCGCAGACCTCGGCCAGTGTTTTAGTCCCGTCATCCGGGACCTCAAGTATGACCTCGTCATGCACGTGGAAAACGATAGGATAACCCATCTTCTCCAATCGGGCCATTGTCACGGCCAAGCAATCCCGGGCGATACCTTGCACGATGTTCTCTACCAGTTTACCGCCATATGTCTCCTGCTCCTCCCATTTCCGGGTCGTTTGGTTCTGCCCCTCATATACGATCGTTTTTGATTTCCTGCCAAACTTATCCCTAATCTCCAACCGGGCACGGGGATAAAAGAGCTTTCGCCCTGAGGGTAGTTGTACAGTCATCGCACCCAGTTCCGAACGAAATCTTATTCCTTTTTTGATCACTGTTTCCCTATTGGATATAGACCCCATCGCCGCCGCCTGTACCTCGTCCCAAAGATTTACGATAGCGGGATTAGCGGTACGCCAATGGCTTACGATCTCTTTCATCTCTTCCTCGGATAGCCCCATTTTCTCACCGCCCATCGTCCTCATAGCGCCAACCCCACCTTGATAACCTAGAGCCAACTCAGCTATTTTGCCTTTTTGCCGACGTGGATCCGTCTTCGTGATCGATTCGACGGGAATACGGAACATCATACCGGCAGAGGCCTCATATATCTTACCGTGCGTCCGAAATACCTCCATACGCCAAGCCTCCCCTGCCAGCCAAGCGATAACACGGGCCTCGATAGCGGAAAAGTCGGCCACTATAAACGTATGCCCGGGTTTAGCGATGAAAGCGGTACGGATAAGTTGGGAGAGAGTATCCGGGACATTACCGTAACATATCTCAAGCATATCCAAATCTCCATCGAGGACCAGTGACCGGGCTAGGTCAAGATCCGGAATATGGTTCTGGGGCAGGTTTTGGACCTGCACCAACCTTCCCGCCCATCGCCCTGTGCGAGCTGCCCCATAAAACTGGGTTAATCCCCTGACCCGGTCATCCTCGCAAACGGTTTTATCCATCGCCTCATATTTCTTTACCGAGGTTTTACCGAGCTCCTGACGGATAGCCAAAAGGCGCTGGACATGTGAGGCGTCATACGATCACATGATATCGGGCATATCCTTTTTATTAAGGGATTTTACCTCGTTCCCTGTTTCCTGTTCCAGCCATGTCTTTAATTGAGCTACGCTATTCGGGTTATCCAGCCCTGTCAACTCCGCGGCCTCGACCGAAAGACGCCCGTTGTAAACAAGGCTCATCCGGATCGCATTACGCACCATACGCATATCAAGCATCACGCCTCGATCATTGATCCGCTGATCTATATCGTAAAGTTCTTTTTCAAATGGGGGGATTTTAAACGCTGTCGTTTTCCGCCGGATGGCGTTCTCCACCTCCACGTCACGCTTGCAATATTTCTTGAAGAGATCCCATTTCTCCGGGGCATGTTCCGGTAAATTACGGGTCCGCATCCCGTTCGTTGTTGTCGGCTTGCAAGGCAAAGAGAAATAGCGGATCAGCGCCTTCCCCTCATTCATCTTTTGATCTTCCAACCGGAGCACCTCACCGACGGCGGCGAGGGATAAGGGGAGCCCCAGCATCGCGCTACGAACCATCGTGCACTCCCACTGGTCAGAGCTTAGATACAGGCCGAGATACCGAGATAGACATATCCGCTCAAACGTTGCATTAAATGCGGTTTTCAATACTTTTGGGTCGGACAAGGCCCTATATATGTGTTCCGGTAATTTTTCCCCTGAGACCAAGTCTACGATCTCTACCGGCCCGTAGTCACAGGAATAAGCGAAAAGCAAGATAGTAAAGTCTTTCGCCTCCGCATATTTATATACCCCGCAACTCGATATATCATTGCTACCGTATGTTTCTATATCGATCGATAAGACTTTAAACGAGGCAGGGGTCTCCCTTCGTTCCTTGGCCGCTTCTTTTATCATGTCATTCCACATACGTGCGAAATTTCTGTGAAAAGATATCCCATACTCGGTGTACGGGATCCATCCCCCCCCGCCCGGCCTGAATTCGGATTTCCGGATCCCGGATACATCAAAGCAATACGAGCTTAGAGAGACCTGGCGGATCTCCTCGTATAGCTCCTCAGATATATCCTTTAATACGGTCCGGCTCTCTTCCTCTACCGTGTCTCGAATAAACCGAGATAGAATATCTACCGTTCTTATGTAACCGGCTTTTATCCCGTCCCCTAAAGGTGGGAAATATAGGTCAACGATCTCGGAGGTTATACTTTTAATATGTCTCATGATACTTATTTTAATTAGTGCCCGCCCGGGGAATCAAACCCCGGGACGCCTTCAAGTCATTGGCTCGGGTCCCTTGTTAATCGGGTAAACAGGAAAAGATGTCAGTCCCCGAAAATGTCCGTTGGCTCAGAGTCATCCCCCATCGGGAACGGGGCATCGGCCATATCGACTTCGGCAAAATCGGCATCGGCTGAGACCCGGCCTCCTAAAGACTCGCCATCCTTTACTTTCATGACATTGTTAAGTCCCGCCGCAACCCCGACATTACCCTTCGCATTGAACGGATAAAAATTGATAGAGACGTACCCGTAACAACCGGAATAAAATTCCTCTTGGTCGGTTATCGGTTGCCTCGCCTTATCCACCACCCCGGGACGGGTTTTAGCGGAGGCATTTATGAAAAAGGAATTTTGATAGGCGTCATCCTCCGTGCGATCGGTATCGCCGTCACGAAGTGGATTCTTCCAACTCGCGGGCTTCTTGCCATTGAACTTGGATGTGATCCCGGAGGTGTAGGCCGCCTTAATAGCCTCTTTCACCTTATCGGTTGTAGTTTTATCCGATTTCGGGATAATGCACGATACGCTGAATTTCTTATCTCCGTCATCCCCGATGGAAGCGGCCTCCCACACATGTACGTAAGAAAAACGACAAGGGATCACTACTTTTGTTGTCACATTCTCATTTGCCATAATTGTAAACTTTTTTAATCGTTAATATTGATGTTTGCGAAATCATTCCCAGCGGAATTATATACCGGCCGAGGGTCTATGTTCTGTACAAGGGTCGGCTTGCCCTCCGGTTTTACAAGCAGATCTCCGCAAAGGGCGTTGAACGTTTTTTTCGTCACCAGTTTTTCCATCGCCGTGATAGTCTTCAGTTTCTTATCATAGATCAGATCCTCCCCAAAGCCATTGCTCGTAAGCACCTCGGCGATCTTCCCCTCATCCGAATACCGGCGTACGCTTCGTCCCTCCACCAGTTTGAAGCCGGGGAAATTCTCTCCATCGAGGGCGGCCCTCAAGGCGTATTCCTCAACCGAGGCGATCCAAGACTTAAATTGATCCGCTTGTGATAAGATATCGGCGATATCAGAAGATGCCAGCAAAGCGGCATCCTGAAAGTCGTATTTAGCCAGACCCATATGATAAGCGGAGAGGGCCTTACATTGCGCCTTCGCCTTACAGAACTTACAATGCGTGCCGGCTATATACTCCCCTTCCCCGGCAAAGGCTTTCTTTGCCAACGGTCTCAACTCGTTTGCGCCCCATAGTTCCAGATCCTCGGTCGATATCTCCCACTCTGAGACGTTATCTAACCTAGGTTGGTAGATCGTCATACGGACGGTGTGGATGTCGTAGATAAAATTGAACATATCCAAGGCCCCCAAGGCGTACAGCATCATCTGCTTGTTGTGATCAGCGGAGACACGGACCCCTTTGCCGAATTTCAAGTCCACGATCTCCAGCACCCCCTCCGCTATGACGATAGCGTCGCCGGTGCCGAAACCCTCCGGGACATAGGCCGTAATGTCGATCTTTTCCTCGATACGCAATACGGCCTGTTTGTCCCGTTTCCGAGCGGCCTGATACTTCTCCCACACAAAAGTGGCGTAGCTCTCGGCATGGACCCGCAGGTCGGCCGTGTAATGCTCGCTTTTCTCCAAGGCACCCATTCTCTTTGAATAGGCCGGCGTCCTCAGCCCCTTGCTAAGATGGAGCAGGATCGTTTCCCCGAACTCATGGGCCAAAGAGCCCTCCTTCGCGAAATCGCTGGTACTATCGGGGAATCGCTCCTCCAGACGGGCCGACGGCGTACAGGCCAACCAACGGCTGGCGCTTGAGGGGGATAAAATGGCATGGCTCATAATACGGATATTTTTCGCATGAATTCCTCGTACTGGTCCTCGGATAGGGCTGGAATACTTTTAGCCCCCATCTCATCCAAGATCTTTTTCATGTCGTCGCGCTTCTCCCTCTTCGCGGCGGCGGCGGCTTTCACTTGCTCCTTGGTATACTTTACTACCGGAGCCTCCTCCGCCATTCCGGTTCGCGGGGCTGGCCCGGTCTGTGTTACCACGCCGGGTACAGAAGCCTCCTCTTGCCTAGCATCCTCAGCGACCGCCAGGGTACCGGCTTGGTCAAGCGTGACTCTTGGACTTTGGGGTATCGTTACTTTATCTACGGAGAATATATCCGCAATCCGGTTAATAGCGTCCAATAACGCCGGGCTGGCGTCAAGAATAATCGTTCCTTTAAATTCCATAATACCGATTTTATAGTAATACATTCTGTTCCGTTAATTTCATGTCATGTCTCAGATTCCTCAATCGGGAATTTTTCAAATAGAGGGACAACATCGTTTTTGCCAATTCTCCCCGGCAATAGATCCCGTTCTCAAGATTTCTCAATCCCTCCCATGTGAGATCACAATTCTCGCTCAAATCCGAGATATTATCGCCTATCCCCAGATGCCTTGCCGTAAAATCGTATATCGAGTCAATCGCTATACTCACGGCCTCATCCCCCATATCATCGAATAGACCCTTTATCAATCCCGTAATTTCTCCCCTCACTTTTTCCATGTCACGTTCTATATACATGGCTTGGGAGTATAAATCGGGATATGTTTCTCCTATGACACACCTTGGCGCCCCCCCCTTTAAAATTTGGGAGTCACCACTTCCGGCTTTCGCCTCAATTTTCTTCTGATACTCCGAAAAGGGTATCAACATCGTCATTCTTGAAAAATTTTCCATATCTTTGTCCTTTCTTCTTATGGAGACGTACATGCCGGTCCGGTCGCCAAACTTTACCCGGCGTGCCCGCCTCCGTCATTCTTAATCCATCATTACAAACTTTACAGGTTCCTTGTCAGGTCTTAGGTGGGCCATGCACGATACGCTACGCGGGCAGGACCTCGCCCCTTCCCCGTTATCGAAAGCGCATCCCTTGCACCCGTTAGAGGCCCTCATTACCCTCAATGTCATATCTTGGCATGACAGGGTCTTCCCCAATGGCGTGATCGCCAACCTCGTCGTTATCTCCATACGTACAGGCTGTCATAATGTTCCTTGTTCCCCATATACTCATCGACGATATCGCCGTCGCTATATCCCTCACCGAGGTTCGAGACGATCTCCTCATAAACCTCGTCGGGGATCGTGTCCAATACATCCATGTTGTAATCCTCCCTCGCCGCCATACAGAAGGCCACGACGGTACCCGCCAACAGCAGGCCGAGGATCGTGTTTTGACTGATAGTGTTCATGTCCATATCAAATTGACTTATGTTGTTACCTTATACCTATCCTCCGGATTCCCTTGAGGACGTTCGCCTCCTCGATGGCGTTGTCTATCTCTGCCACCCGGTAATAAACCACCCCCTTGGCCCTTTTCACGAGATCGCCGCTCTTGTCGTATGCCTCCGTCATGTCAAACTTGTAAGGCTGGAGCTTGCCACGCCTCAACAAAGCCGTGATCACCGACTTGCCATAGATGTTATGCGCCTCGTTCTGCGTGACAAGCACCTTTGGATCCGAGAATATCCTGTCCCGCTCCTCCCGCGCGGCCTTGATCGCCGCCCTCGAGATCGCCTCGTAATCGATATCCACCGGGATACCCGTGGTGTTCTCCGTGAGATCCAAGGCTTGTCGGAGAAGTGACGCCAAGGGATTGTCGCTCTTTATCATGGTATCCATAGGTCAGCCCTTTCTCTTATTCTCGTTTGCGAAAACCTCATCCAGTATCTCGTCTGGATACACCTTGACGGATCCCCAGCGGAGAACCAGTTTTGCGCGAGACTTGTCGTTAAACTTTGTAGCGACATATAGGTATTCTGGTCTTGTTAGTTGATACATTGGACCCATTTCGCCTTTTGCGTCCCTGTATTCAACGAGCCGAAATTTCGACCCGTTAATTTTCATCCACGCTGGTTCCATGATCCTGATTGACTCCATTACATGTTTATGCTGTTTGCCTGTGAGTTCGGCTATTTCCAGAGAACTCATCATCCCATTCTTTAATACTAGTGCATCCATAACCTCAATTATTTTCGGTGTTAATACCTAACCGTCTCAACAACTCATCAAATTTATCGTCATAATAAGAAGGTTGAGTTTGTCGTGGGTTATCAGGATGCGCACCATTCTCCCCATAATTTAAGCCTTCTCCTACCAGTACCGGCCACGTAACAACCTTACCTTTACTTCGAGAGTAGCGGGATTCCCGTTTTAGCATACCGGCGCCAACCATCATTTGATTGAACTTCATAGCGGACAGCGGTATATTCCTTTCTGATAGTCTATCTGTCGCCGAATGAATAACTCCTTTCGATTTCGCATAAATAGGAATGGGGAGTTCCAAGGGCTCGGCTATAGCTTTAGCCAACGCCAATTTAGCGGTATCGCTATAATTCAGATTTTTCATTAACCAATTGGCCGTATCTAACTTCATGAGCTGGATCGTACGCGGAGAGACCGATTTCGGCTTTTTTGGCTCAGATAACGCCTTACCCTCTTTCAAGGCTTTTTCCATTTGGTTGAATGCTGCGATATAATCCAGTTTGAACTTTAGTGCCTTGTCTCCGGTGAAACCCATTGCTAAGAGAGTAAAACCGTCACGGTTCATTACAAACATCGGATATCGCTGTCCGTTCTGTTCATTGGTAAATGTTGTTTCGACGAACATGGGGTCAGCTGAATTTTCGGCACACCCCTTAATTAACTCTCGAATAGAGAATAAAACATGCTTATGTTCTTTACCGAACTTTTCAGCTACTAACAGGCTACTTGTTAAAGCCTGTCCTTCATTTCCTTTAAAAACTAAAGTTTCCATATCCTCCTTAAAATTAAAGCCCCATCCTTTCGCCGGTGCCTAAAGTGGAAGTTAGCACCGGTTACTCGAATAGAGCTTTTAAAATTTCTTACCACGGTAACTTCCACGAAACCGTATGATGATTTCCTAAAGATTTTTTAGGATTCCCTTGGGTAGGTCGATGACTGTCACTATATTTGCCAATGAAGGTGTATGAATTACGGCTTTTAGTCGTGACAGCCATTTTTATACCCGTTCGTGTTATAATACGATGCAAATATATTACAACATTGGAATATTTGAAATTAAAACTATTCCAATGTTGTAATATTTAACTTTATTAAACAATATGGAAGATATTGACAGAAGATTGGTGCCAGCTAAAAATTTCGGAGAAAGACTTGTTAAAGCTATGTATCATAACAATATAAGTAAATACAGATTAGCTAAAGACTGTGGTTTATCTCCTTCTACCATATCTAACTGGATATTAGGAATAACAGAGCCGGACAAAATTAAAGTTTCTCTTGTTAGTAAATATCTTGATGTTAATCTTGAGTGGTTAATTAGTGGCAATGGCAATATGAGAGGCACAATGAAAGAATGCTTCCTTAATGGCAAAGAAGACATAAAAGCAATCATTGAAAGCACTGATGTTAGGAATCCAGATTTCCTATCCAAACTACTAAACATACCCGAAAAGGCTATAGAATCAACTCTTCTCCAAGATGGGGGAGAAAGTATTATACAGCGAATTAAATCATATCTATCAGTCATAGGCCTATCGAATAGATCTTTAGCAGAAAAGTTAAACATGTCCGAAAAAACTCTGAACAATAAATTAAACGGCACACGTGGATTAGATATAGAGACTTTGCAAAAAATAATACTTCAATTCGAATCCCTAAACGTAAACTGGCTCATCACCGGCAAAGGCGAGATGTTGAATCCCATCAGCGATACAACAGCGGACAAAGAACCTGTTATCATGCGTGAACCTAATATCACGTACGGACAACCAGCGCAAACCCGTCCACGCATCCCTTACGCAGCCGCCGCAGGCGCTCTTACCAGCGCCGTTGAAGGGATAATGGCCGAGCAATGCGAGCAAATACCCCGTATCACGGCTTTCCCGGATTACGATTTCACCATCATCATAAAAGGCAACAGCATGGAGCCTAAATACGAGGGTGGCGATGAGGTAGCATGCAAGCGGGTGGACAGCACGAGCTTCATCCAGTGGGGAAAGGTACACGTGATGGACACGGCGCAAGGTATCGTCATAAAAAGGGTATATGAGGACGGGGATAAGATCCGGTGCGTATCGTACAACCCCGAGTACCCCGATTTCTCCATGGAAAAAGATGAGATCTACTCCATGAGCCTTGTGGTTGGGCTATTGAGAATGTAGACACATAAAATTATCAATTAAGTAATTTTAGATATGATCGAAATGTGATTATCCAAAGGAGGATAACCCTAACTAAGATTATAACGATCATTTTCACCAAAGATTTCATAAGATTAGAATATTTACAACAAACGTTTATGGAAAACTCAACAAAGCAACCAGCCAATAGCATCTTAATTATTATTGGTAATGGATTTGATCTAGATATGGGATTAAAAACTAGCTACTCAGACTTTATAAAAAGCCCTTATTTTTCCCAAAATACCGAACTACATAAATATTTAAAACACAGATTAGAAATAAACAACTGGATTGATCTAGAAAATGAGCTTAAAAATTACCTAAAATGTATTAACGCTGACATTAATAAAGAAAATCACAGCATGTTAAAAGCAAGAAAGGGTTTGATTGCTAATCAATTCGAGTGTTTACGCAATGATCTCACCTCATATTTAGAGCATCTACCCACAGACAGTATAAAAATTCAATGCTATGCCTATCAATTGATGTGTATTATCTCCAAGATAAAACGATTTTCCACTTCCGACATAATTGAAATCATCAATTTTAATTATACGGACATATCACCATTGAGTTATAGATTTATTAATATGCTCCATGTTCACGGCTCTTTAAAGAATAACAACATTATTCTCGGATTCGAGGACGATGTCGAAATAGATGATTCTTTCTGTTTCATGATTAAATCTCATAGTCCTCATTTTCGGTCGTTCAACATTCGTGAAAAACTAGAGAAAGCAAATGAGATCATATTTTTTGGCCACTCATTGGGAATGACAGATTATCATTACTTTTCCAATTTTTTCAAGACCCAGTCCGGATTAGACGATAAAGGAATATCTTATAGAAAAAAGAAAATACGTATTTTCACCTACGATGAAGATGCTAGACAAAATATATTGATTCAACTTCGAAACATGAACGAAAAGCGAGTAAATGAATTATATGATTTAAATGACTTAGAGATCTATCGGACAAAAGATTGTATTGATGATATTAAAATACAATCGTATTTTAATCATCTAAAAAAGATAGCTACAGATGCGGAAGAAAATCAAAATATATTCATTAACAATACAGAGATAGAATGA